CGTCGAGTGGATGAAACGACAGCAGAGTTTGACTTACTTGTTCAAAGAACAATCGGAAGAATTACTCTCGGAAATAAAATTAGAAGATGCTTTCAACTGCTCGAAAGGTCATCCAGCAGTTCTAAAAAAATTCCTGGGCGGGAAGATTTCCCCTGAAGTTCTGGTAATTTATGATATAATCTTTCAGTTTGGGAATGTATTTGATAAGAAACTTATGGACCCTGTATGGGAAACCGTAAGTTTAAAAATCAAGAAGTACAAACCCTTTCTAAATATCAACGTGTTCCAATATAAAAAACTTTTGCGGGAAATTGTAAATGAGTAAATTCTTTGACTCTGAACTCATTAGAGAAGAACTTCAAGAAATTAATGATCTTCAAAAGTTCATTTATGGAAGTATTTTATCATTTGGTTCTATGACCCATGAAGATAAACTGGAACATATTGATAAATTGACTCAGTTGCTCGAAAAGCAACGTATTATGTACACAAGACTTTCTCTTTCTGACGATCCACAAGCGGTTGAGATGAAAGAGAATCTTCGCAAATCTGTGGCAATTATGGGATTTCCCCCCGACACAGATATGAATTTACTATTCAATAGTATGACTAAAACAATTGAATCTCTCAAGAAACATATTGACAAGTGAGATCATTTTTGTTATAATATCTAAGTAAATCCAACAAATCCAAATTTACACAACGAATCCAAATGTCTTTTTCTGATCTTAAAAAACAATCTAAACTTGGTTCTTTGACCGCAAAACTGGTCAAGGAAGTAGAAAAAATGAATAATAGCACATCATCTGGTGATGATCGTGTATGGAAACTCGAATGCGATAAGAGTGGCAACGGTTATGCCATCATTCGTTTCCTCCCTGCTCCTAACGGCGAAGATCTGCCGTTTGTGAAACTGTATTCCCATGCCTTCCAAGGTCCTGGTGGATGGTTTATTGAGAATTCTCTGACTACTCTTGGTCAGAAGGATCCCGTGTCGGAACTGAACTCCGAATTGTGGAATAACGGCACAGATGCTGGTAAGGAAGTTGCCCGTAAGCAGAAACGCAAACTGACTTATGTGAGCAACATCTATGTTGTGAAGGATCCCGCAAATCCTGATAACGAAGGTAAAGTCTTCCTTTACAAATTCGGTAAGAAAATCTTTGATAAGATTACTGCTGCGATGCAACCTGAGTTTGAAGATGAGACTCCTATTGATCCGTTTGACTTCTGGCAAGGTGCCAACTTCAAACTGAAGGCAAAGAATGTTGCCGGTTATCGCAACTATGACTCTAGTGAGTTTGCCGCACAAGGTGCTCTGCTGGACGACGATGATGCGATGGAAGCAATCTGGAAGAAGCAGTATTCTCTTGCAGAACTCGTTGCTGCCGATCAGTTCAAGTCTTATGATGAACTGAAGAAGCGTCTTGATTATGTGCTTGGTGCCAAAGGTGCTCGCCGCCAAGATCCTGAGGTTGCTGATGAGGAAGAATACAGTCGTGGTCCTGTAAAGGAACTTGATGAAGATCTTCGTTCTGAACTCAACAATCTGAAACCCACACGCTCTGCTCCTGCAGAAGACGAAGATGATGATGCTCTTTCCTACTTCGCCCGCTTGGCAGAAGACTGATTAGTATCTTGGGGAAGGTTTTAAACCTTCCCTTTTTTATGGGGAGGTGATTCTTAAATTCTCTCCTCTCTTTAAGTACTCATTAATATATTGAGAAGCCAACGGTTTATATTTCATTTCCCTTCTCATATCGTTTAGGAACATTTCTAGATATCCTTTTTTTAATACTATAATTTCTCTTTTCAGGTCATTTTTTCTTGTTTCATATTCTAGATTTGTTATTGGAACGGTAATGTTCTGAACAGTTACATATGAATTAGTATCTTCATCATAGTACTTTACATATGATTGTGTTGGAAGATTATCTGTAGTTGGTTTTGGTAACTTATAATTTCTATCAACTACTTCTCCTGCGGGAATAATTAATCTTCCTTTTGAGTCTTTGATTTCTTTTGTTTCGTAAAATTTTACTGAATTTATTTCTGTTCCGTAAATATCTTCTGCATATTCCGAAAGTTGTCTATTTGATAGAGGCCATTCATTTCTAATGTTGGTTATACCTGCAGAAATTAAAACAACCCAATCCAAATCTGGCGATCCATATAATTCATCTGCAACTTGATCTGGTCTAGTATCTTCTTGGATTGTATAGTTATTGAATGCGGTATAGACATTTTCAAAATCTGGTCTTATTCTAACTCTTCTGAAAATATTTTTAGCTTCGACATAATCTAAAGAAGAGTTTCTATCAATTAGTGGAGATTGATATTCTAAATTTGGTAGTTCTCTGAAGTATCCCATTTTACCATCCTACTCCTATTGTTCCTACACCATTATCATAATCACTTTCATATATTGGCACTATTTCTTGAAAATTTAACTCCATAATAATTGATATTGGAGTTCCATCTCCATATGTTGCATAAACATTTTCACCTGTATAGTTTACAGATACTGATTTTAACGCACAGGTTTTAAAACTATGCAAAAAAGGATGTTTACCACTACCTTGCATATATGCTAGATCAAATACGTGTGGAGTCTTTAGATAAAGTTTCTCGCTTTCTCCACCTTTAGATGCTGCCATATATTTTTTCAAAGTTCTTATAATTTTTATAATATTATTTTTTTCACCTTCATCTCTTGGAGTCATTTTAAAAGAAAATCTAAAATCACGAAGAGTTACTCCATTAAATAGCAATTCTAAATTTGGATTAAAAATTTTACCGTCTTGTCTTGCTAGTATTTGATCAAGACTGACATTAGCACCAAAAATATTAACTGCTTCTGCTGCTAATTGACTTCTGAATAAATCTGATGCTGTTTGTAAATCTAGACCTGCTTTGTCTAATGCACCAGTAATAGTTTTTCCAACATCTGCTAATTGGGATGGTAATGAATTATTAAAGTTTAGTTGCATCGTTTTATCTAGTACATTAATAGCACCTGCACTAATAGAATTCATCTTTTCCTCCCCCCAACTGACAGTATTCGCATCCTGTATATTGGATGGCATGGGTAAAAGGATACTTGCTCCACCTACTACTGTTGTCGTTGCACCAGCAATTAAAGATGATTTGTTTCTATCATATGTAAGAACTTGGATTTTGAAATAATCCACTCCTTGATCATTAATTGCTAAATCTGCAGGATATCTTATCCCAGATATAGGGTCCATTTAGTTTTTTAACTATTTAGACGAAATTTGCCAAATGGGATGGTTTGCAAGTCCTTTAGTTCTGATGGATACACTTCATAAATTCCTTTAACAATTTCGTCCCAAGTATATTGGCGAACTTCCCCCCAATGAAAATTAATTCCTCTAAATCCCCAAGAAAAAACATCAGTAACTGCTACTAAAGGATTTTGATCATATTGAATATTTGGAGTCTTTGGATTGTATATAAAAACGTAGTATTTTCCTGCACTAGGAATCTTTCCACTCTCTTTTAAAACTGATATTATTTCAACCATCAGATCATCTGGATCTTCAGTTCCAATTAAATTATTAATTATATTGCGAATACGATTATTTTTATCATCTGTGGGTCTTTTTTGTTGCTGTTCTTGATATTTTGGACTATTGCGAATTGCATCAATTACTTGTGCTTTGGTAAGTTTTTGAGTAATAATCTTGCTTAATGGAATTCCATAAAGAACCGCAATCTTACGAATTTCGTCCCTATTATATTGGTCTAATGGTTTTTCAAATCCCGTAAGTGCCATTATTTAATACCCAGTTCATCTTCTGTAAGAACTTTAAATTGCCATTGACGATCTTTGCAGAATTCTTCTGCTGCCTTCCACTTTGCCTGATTCTTGGCATACTCATAAACCTCATAGATATATCCTTTTGTTTTTCTCTTTTGGGGTATTGGTTCTATTGTCTGTTTCTTTGGTTTAATCTCAATCAAATATTTTTTAATTTCGCCATTACTTTCTTTAACTTTGATATAAAAATCTGGAAAATATCTATGAACTTTGTTATCTACGGGAGAACGATAAGGTAATGCAATTTCTTCAGATCCCCATTCCAAAATTCTGTCATTATTATCACAATAAACCATAAATTTTCTTTCCCACAAAGATCTATACACAATATTTGTGGGGTCTCCTTTGTACTTTTTTGGGAATGATGGTTGATATTTTCCCTTATACGACATCTAAATAATTCATAACATAGTATCTTGTAGATATTTAGAGATGAAAGTACCAGCAGTTGGCACAGTTAATATGACTACTCTGCCAACATTTCTAAATTTGGCAAGGTCAAATTTATTTCAAGTCACTATTAGTAAACCTATTGGTAAATTTGATACGTTTTTAACGAACGGAACTCAATATGGGGCAATTAATTTTTCTACAGATTTTGGAACTAATTTAGGACTTTTGTGTTCTGAAGCTTCTCTTCCAACTTCGTCATATGCAACTGCAGAAGTTAAAGATAATTATATGGGAGTTTCTCAAGAGTTTGCTCATACCAGAATAAACACAGATATTGATTTTACTTTTTATATTGACAGGCAATATAAAGTTTTAGGATTTTTTGAAGCATGGATGGATTTTATTTCTGGCGGAAGTAAATTGGCACAACAAACTCCAGGAAATTCACCAACTCCTGGTTATTATAGAAGATTTCAGTATCCAAAAGACTACAAAACAGATGGTATTTTTATTAAAAAATTTGAAAGAGATTATGAAACATCTAATGCAACAAATATTTCTTTTCAATTAGTTAATGCCTTTCCAAAATCAGTAACTTCAATTCCAGTCGCATATGGAGATGCTGAGATAATGAAAGTAACTGTTACTATGAATTATGACAGATACATTATGAGAAGAGAATATGGAGCAACTCTTGTCACTCCATCAGATCTTCCTTATGGAGGTGCTTCAAATATTAATGGAGTTGATCAAGCTTTCCCACCCGATATTGCTTAAATAGGTAATAAATAATTCAACCTGAATTGTATTCGAGGATTATGCCTTTACCTAAAATTAGTACACCAACGTATGAGTTGGAAATTCCTTCTACTGGAAAGAAGATCAAATACAGACCTTTCCTTGTAAGAGAAGAAAAAATTCTGATCATGGCTTTAGAATCTGAAGATATGAAGCAGATAACTAATGCCATCGTTCAGATTTTAACCGAATGTATTATCACGAAGGGAATTAAGATTGCTGATCTTTCTACTTTTGATATTGAATATATTTTCTTAAACGTAAGAGCAAAATCAGTTGGAGAAAGTGTTGAGGTTAATATTATCTGCCCAGATGATGGTGAAACTCAAGTTAAAATGAATATTGATATTGATAGTATCAAAGTTCAAAAAGATCCAAATCATGTTCAAATTGTTAAACTGGACGATGAATTGTCCATGAAAATGGGGTATCCTTCATTAGAGCAGTTTGTAGAAAATAATTTTGAATTTAATAATGATAATAATGACGTAGATAAGTCATTAGATATGATTGTTTCGTGTATTGATATGATCTATAATCAAGAAGAATCTTGGTCTGGTGCAGATTGTACCAAGAAAGAAATGAGAGAATTTGTAGATCAGATGAATACCAAGCAATTAAAAGAAATTGAAAATTTCTTCACTACGATGCCCAAATTATCTCACAAAATTGAAGTTAAAAATCCAAAAACAAAAGTTGAGAGCGAAGTAGTTCTGGAGGGCCTAGCAAGTTTTTTCACCTGAGTATGGCTCATACTAGTCTTGAGTCATATATCAAAATTAATTTTGCCATGATGCAACACCATAAATACTCTTTGACGGAATTAGAAAATATGTTGCCGTGGGAAAGGGAAATTTATGTTTCTCTTCTACAACAGTATATTGAAGAGGAAAACCTAAAGGCACAACAACAAAGTGGAAATCGATCAGGTTTATAAGGCACCATCTATTCCTAAATTAAGTCGTAGAAATATTAAGTCTACGTTAATTAGTGGTGCCATTAAACCTGGAATCGAATTAAAGAAAACCAAATTCAGTTTCATCAAGCCTTTAGTTAAATTAATTCCAGATTCTTTAGTTCCTATTAAAGAGGATGAGAACAAAGGATCTTTAGGTAAAAATATACAGTCTGGAGTAGGAATACAAAAGTTATTAGAGCAATCTAATAAAATATTATCACAAATTAAAGAGCAATTATCTTTAGATTTTCTTTCTAGAATTAATCAAGAGAAGAAGGAACTAGCAGAAAATAAGAAAAGAATTGCTGCAGAGAAGGTTAAAGATAAAGAAAAGAAAATAGAATCTGGTGGTAAAGGTCTTTTAGGAGGAACTTTAAGTGCAGTAGTTGCTCCAGCAAAAAGTATATTTCAAAAATTATTAGATTTCTTCTCCATAGTATTGACTGGAATTCTAGTCAATAATGCATTTAAGTGGTTACAGAAACCAGAAAATCAAGAAAAGTTAAAAAAATTCTTTAATTTTCTAAAAGAATACTGGCAAGAACTTCTTATAGTTTTTGGTGCGATTAAACTATTAGGATTAGTTAGAAAAATATGGAAGGTTGCAAGTGCAATCAAAGGATTAATTGATTTCTTTAAGAAAAAACCACAGTTACCTTGCAATTGTCCAAAATCTCCAGCACAAGGACTTCCTGATTGTGGTCCAGTTAATGATTGTGTTGAAAGTTTAATTAGAGATCCTAAAAAAGGACCTGGATTTTTACAAAGTCTTGCTCAAGCATTATTAACAACTGCTGCATTTGCACCATTTTTACCATTATTAAAAAAACAACCACAAACACCTCAACCACAACAACAGAAGCAAGCACCAGTACCTGCAACACCAGCAGCACCAGCACCAGCAGCACCAACGCCAGTAGCATCAGGTACTTCTCCTGCTTCCTATGGACCTCTTATAGAAAGGGGGAGACAAAAGGCTTTATCAGAAAACAGATCTCAAAGTATATCAACTCCAGATGGTGGTAGAATCAATATAGATCGACGCGGAAATGTAACAAGAGTACAAACAGGTGCAGAAGTTGCGGGAGGAGAAAAGGAATCAAAAAATTTATTAAATTTATTTGGTTTAAGCAATATTCCTGCAACATTTTGGGGACCTGGAAGAGGATCTGGAATGGGATCTGTACCAAAAGGTACAGGATTGGTTACTGGAGTAAGAGCAGCAGCTGGTGCTGGACTAGAACAACAATTTGCACGTGAAGTTGCAAGACGAGGAACAACCGAAGCAGCAGA